TTATTGATGAGTTCATTACTTTATTTCTAACATTCTCTTTACTTGTAGCTTCAGCTTCATCACAGCCTACAAATAGTAATATTACAATTGATATTATTATATTCTTCATTATTTATTCCTTATTTTATTTGTTGGTAATTTACATAATATTAGAGAGAGCCGTCAATATCCAAGCTTTTATTGGTATTTGTGATTCATTTACTTAGCTTGACCCTTACTTAATTACTCTCTCCAATATTATATCCTCCGATTAATATCCCCATATCCATGCATGACCTAACTCACATAGCCATAGAAATATATATAGCATTGTTCCAGCTGATGCACCATAAATTAGTGCACCCCAATATGTCCATTTCTTCATATCCACATTATTGCTCTACTAACTGACAATACAAAGATACAAACTACTGTACTTATCAGTATTATCATAAAGAATAAGGGTATAAAACCTATTGGTTCTCTTTCCTTCTCTGAAAATAGCCATTCATATAATCTGTCTAACATCACAATCTCCATTTCTTAATTAATGTTTGGAATCTACTTACATCATCTACCTCAACTGCTTCAATCTCTTCAATTTCAGCATCAAATACTTCAACAGTTTCAGGTACAGGATTTGCTTGTGGCAACCATTTAACTATCATGCCATTTTCTATCTTTATTTCAGCACCATCTTCATCATAAGTTACTTGATTAATAACTCTCACTTTCATATCAGGATCAATAGCATGTATTTCAGCACGCTTGGCTTTATTATCTAGCCTTCTTTGACGAGATTTAACTGTCTTTGCAACAGATAGAGCTTTATGTTTTGCTTTACGATCCATCTTTCGTTCTTTGGCTGATTTCATTTATTACCCTTCCATGTTTATGTTGGTTTAAATTTTAGAGCGATAGAGGGGTTGCTTACACCATCTTATACGTACTCAAATGGTTGCAACTTACCACGAACAACTGTACACATCATTCTGTAAGTACTCTTGACCAGCAATTAACGTCTGGCTCCGAAACGCTCGTAATACAATGATAAAACATAGTTCCCCCGAAGGTTGTCTCTATGCTCTATAAACCATTCACGATGGATCATTGTAAAAGATGTCACTATTAACCTTGCTCAAGTGACCAGAGTATTATCGTATAATGGGTGACTAGCTATACGCCTTCCGAAGAACGACTTTTGGAGCCTATCCTAGGTGATTTAACCTATAGTGTGCCTATGGTCGACACAAAATATTAGATCAGGTCTGACTTACACCAGACTGCACTTACCGTATTCATTTCACAACCTATCTATAGTGTTATAAAATGTTATGTAAAAGTGGCTGATCGTATTGCTTCCCTTAGTCAACGCTCCTACTACAATAGGATTGTTTCACCGGTTCAAGATACTTGTAGGTAACTTGACGCAAATAGAATTATTTAGCAGGTCTTTATGCACAATGCAATCGCATACTCGAAAAGAGCTGAGCTTTATAGTCCTATCCTGCTTGTTAGACTGGGGTGAAAACTTTAAAGGATAAGGGGATAAACTAAGTCCAGCTGGTACTGTCTATCGCATTACTCCGGTAGTATTAACTCATCCTTTAATTAAGTCACAGGGTTATGGACTTAAATTTGTTTAAACATTTACAACAGTGGCTAGAATGCTCCTACAAGTATCGACAGGGTTATCTCCAGCCACTATGTTGGTAATGCAGAGTATCAAAAAGGCGAAACGGATACGAAATGTCACGTGAAACCCGGCTGCTCTCACGAATACAGCTCTCTACTCTTAAATCATATGTTTAGTATAAGTTGGTATATATATCATACGGTAATGTGCATGACAAGTGTGTGTAAATGATAGAAGGGGCAAGTTATTACACTCACCCCTAATAGTTGTGGACACCACCCTTGACTGTTAGCTACGCCACAGATTAACTTGTAACTCAGTCTTAGCTTCACCGAGTCTATCAAGCATTGCTGTTAGCCTCTCTTGTGGGCCTTTCCACTTACGTAACACACAGAGCTTCTGTAGACATTTAATGTCACGTTCAGCACGCATAATTCTATTACGCTTGTTACTAATGGCCTCACTAGCTTCAATAGCTGCTATCTCACACTCTGCAACAGCAGCATCAGCTTCAGCTTCAGTCTTTATATCTTCAAGATATATCATACATTAATCTCCATATTAGTTCTTTAAATTACTAAAATTCAACTAAAATAAATCAAATCAAAAATAACGTAAAACGATAGTGTAAAAACCCTTTTTAGGGGTACACCATTGTATAAAACCCCACACACTAAAATTGCATAATTTTTGAAACTTCGGTATAAGTGTCGTATATTTACTCATGCAGACAAAACTAAATTTACTGATTTTGTTATGGATTCTCGATAAGATAATCATGATATTGATATTATTACTTCTCAAATAAAATGAATTTGTTTGCATAGGATTCTTTATAGTGGTAGATTAATACATCGGTAGCATAAAGCTATCACCCAGTTAGTACCCCTGAGATGGTTCTGCTAAATGGGTCAGACGTTGGGTTGCTCCCTCATATAGAGGTTAGAGATTCCCCCGACAACCGATAGAAACTGCTTAAATATAAGCTTTAAAGTATGGGAGAACATTACTGGCTTTAAGTGAAGTTTTAAGTTAAAGATCCAAAAAATAGGGTTTTCCCTCTCAGGGATAACTCTATCTAATAGTGGAGGTTCAGTATGAAGAAACAACATGATGAGTTGCAGGAAATGTATGAAGATGCTGACGGTGTTTGGTTGGATACTGGAGATGGTATTATAAAGCTACCTCCTGAATTATTACCTTATTTACAGGAATCAGATATATTAGGATTAGCTTAATCACCGAAGCCCTTGGGGGCTCCGGACTTTAATAAAATATGAGACATTATACAGTTAATAATGCACAATATGTAGTATATGATTCAGAGGATGAATTACCTTCTGATGTTTATCCAAAAAAGGATTGGCGTAAGGGTGATTTATTTGACTGGGTATTAGCCGATGATGGTTGCTATATTCAGATACTGCGTAAAGGAGCAATGACCAAGCCAAAAGGTAAAGTGCGAAAGGTTGCCTATATAGGTACTTGTACTGGTACGTTCATTGTTTCTCCTAAAACAAAGATGGATACTTCCAGGCGTGTGAATATCTATTCGCTTGGTGGTGATGTCGAAAGGAATCAAAGATTAGATGATAGAGAGAATTTATCCACACGTGAAGAATTATTTGTTACATATTTGGCAGGAGGTATGGATCCACGTGGAGCATATCTTAAAGCCTTTCCTACTAATAACCCACATTATGCCGGTACACGTGCCGGTCAACTTATTAAAACTTCAAGAATAAGGAGTGCTATGAAAGAAGAGTTAAAGCCCTATATGGAGGATTTGGGATTAGATGAAAATTATGTGCTTAGTAATATAAAGGAGGTAATTGACTCTTGCGAGAAGGCTGACACTAAATTGAAGGCCTTGTTTAAGTTAGCAGATATTATGGATATGGAAGATAAGAATCAAACTAAGATTACTACAGTGACAGGAGCTTTATTTCAAGGCTTTACACCAGAAAAACTAGAAGAGGTTACAAGACCAAAGGAGATAGAAGATGGCAATACTTGATTTCCTGTCTAAACCTTTAGCACCTGAAGAGGATGTAAGACCTGAAAACTGGGATATGTCAACTATTACATCTGGATGGGAAAATGTAGCTCCTGTAAAAGAAGAGAATATGAACGAGTTTTTACAACTCATTACGGATTTAGAATCTAGTGGAGGTAAGGATGATTATCAGAAAGGTGGGGATCCTGATAATAGAGGGGCAGGATTATATCAATTGGAAACCGGCCCTCATCAAGGAGGAATGACTAGGCTAACAAGGGCATATACAAATTTACCTGAAGAACTTACTCCAAAAGCTCTTGCCAGACATTATAAAGAAGCTATAGCAGGTGACAGTAGCTATGATGTAAAGGCAAAATTATATCCTCATCAGCAAAGCTTTTTAATGGCAGCGAATATTATGTCACAAGCAGGAGGTCGTAAGCAATATGATAAATGGGTTGCTTCTGGTAAAAGTAAGGAAAAATTTCTTGATTGGTGGCTTGACAAGCATTGGGCAGGCTGGAAGACTAATAAAGAAAGAGAAGAAAAGAAAAGTTGGGCTAAGAATAAATTAGGAATGGATATTACTGATGAAGTTTTAGAACTTGAAAATAAGGAGAGCTTTTTAAAATGAAGAAAACCCCAGCACAAAAAATTAGAGATTACTTAAAACTACCACTAAAAGATACATTCATTAAAAAACAAGAGAGGAAGGCATGGCAGAAATAGACGATAAAGCATTTAATGCAATGAATACAGTTGCTCCAGATAATGATATTACTGGAGGTGCTATTATGTATTCTGAATTTGAAATGGATATGACACCAACAGAGCAAAAAAAGTATCGTGATACCTTATTAAATACCTTAGATACTTCCTATCGTAGAGATCCGAATAAAGGCAGGTTAGGCTTTAAAGATTGGCTTGATAATTTAAAACCTGGACTTATAGGAGAGAGAGCTTTAAAATGGGAAGAAATTAGGCACGATAAGGATGTGATGAATGAAATGGATCCAAATGAATTTAGTCTTCTTGAAGACGCTGGCTTTTTGCAAGGACTTCTTCAAAAACATACAGGAAGATTAGAAGATGTGCGTGATGTTATTGGTTCAGATATTCCTAGACCTATTGAGGAATTTAAGATAGAAGATAGGGAGTTTCTTAGATAATGGCAGAAAAAATTAAGAAAGGAAATATAGAACTAACTCATAATCTATATAATATTTTAGGAAAGACTTTATTAGATGGTATAGAATCAGGAAGGCTAGATCCAAATAAATTGGAAAACTTATCTGCAAATCTTGGTGTCGATTTAGGAAAAGGATATGGGGTAGATTTAGGATACAATCAATATATGGGTGATAGAAAGCAGGATTTAAAAATTAGTATTACTAAGATGTTTTAATGGCAAATATCAATACACAGAATGTATCCCAAGCTGAAGAAGAATTAAGACTTGCTAGTAAAGATTTAATAGCTTTTGGTAAACTTTTCCTTCCTGATGACTTTGAAAGATCAGAAACTCCATTTTTTCATTATGAAGTAGCTGATGCATTAATGAATACAGATCTTAGACAGCTTGCAGTTATTTTGCCTAGGGGTCACGGTAAAACTGTTCTTACCAAGTGTAACATTCTACATGACTTCTGCTTTACAAAAGAACCTTTGTTCTATGGATGGGTAGCGGCAAGCTCTAAGATCTCTGTTCCTAATTTAGACTATATTAAATATCATATCGAATTTAATGATAAAGTACGCTATTATTTTGGCGATTTAAAAGGGAGGAAATGGACAGAAGATGATATCGAACTCAAGAATGGCACTAAACTTATTTCTAAGAGTAATTTATCTGGTATTCGTGGTGGTGCCAAGCTTCATAAGCGTTATGATCTTATCGTTCTTGATGATTTTGAAGACGAGAATAACACTATTACTCCTGAATCGAGGGCGAAAATATCCAACCTCGTTACGGCTGTTGTCTTTCCTGCATTGGAACCGAAGACAGGCCGACTTAGAATAAATGGTACTCCAGTACATTATGATAGCTTTATTCAAAAGATTTTAGTAGGATGGGAACAATCTATTAAGGAGGAGGAGGATTATTCTTGGAAGGTAATCACATATAAAGCTTTACAAGATGGTGGTACTACTCTTTGGCCTTCATGGTTTGGTCATAAAGAGATGGAAAGAAAGAAGAAGTTTTATCAGGATTCTGGGACACCACAGAAGTTTTATCAGGAATATATGATGGAGGTTCAAAGTGAAGCAGATTCAATTTTTAATAGGGATCATATTAAGTATTGGGATGGCACTTTTACTAAAGATGCTGATACAGGTCTTACATTCATTATACCCGATGGAGATGACCCTAAGCCTTGTAACATTTTTGTAGGAGTAGATCCGGCAACTGACTCAGCAAGAAGAAACACTGACTATAGTGTTATAATTGTAGTAGCTGTTACATCGGACAATAATATTTATGTTCTTGATTATATACATAATAGAACTTTACCTGTACTTGGTATTGCTGGAACTGGGCAAAAGGGAATAGTGGATTACATATTTGAATATGCTAAGTTCTATAACCCTACCCTCTTTACCATTGAGGATACTAGTATGTCTAAACCTATTTTTCAAGCTATACGAGCAGAAATGAGGAGACGTAATGAGTTTATTATTCCTTTTAAGGAAGAGAAGCCAGGTAATAGAATGAGTAAGAGAGATAGAATACAAGAGATTCTAGCTCAAAGATTTGCAGTAGGTCAGGTGCATATTAAGAAAACGCAGTATGATCTACATAGAGAAATAATGACATTTGGGCCAAGGATGGCTCATGACGATACTATAGATGCTTTAGCCTATGCATGTAAGTATGCACATCCACCGACTGGTTTACAGGAGTCAAGGGATGGATGGTATAAGCAGAAACCTCAAGCTAAAAGCTGGATAACAGCATAAAGGAGAATAATATGCCACAAGGGCCAGGAACATATGGTAAACAACGAGGAAGACCTAAAAAGAAAAAGGGTAAGAAGAAGAAATAATGGCAGATGATATAGATAGAAAAGCCTTTTCAGAAATGCAGTATGCCACAACTGATAAAACTGCAGTAAATATTATGGGTGATAAGGCAGAGGTAACTAAGGAAGATGTGCATAATATGCTTATGGTTGCTGGAATGACTCCAGCTATTGGTAATATAGCAGATGCTGCTGATGCTTTACTATATACTATGGAAGGAGAGTTTGGTAGTGCTGCTTTATCTACCGCTGCTATGATTCCATTTGTGGGACAGTTTGTATCAGCTAAAAAAGCTGCTAAAATAGTTACTAAATCTCCAAAAAAGTGGAAGTATAGGGTTTTCCCAGACGAGAAGAGAGTTAGTAAGACATTAGAAATAGACGGTAAAGAGGTTGGATATATATCAGGACAAAGAACTCACAAGGGTATTTCGGTAGATGGTATCCATGTAGATGAAGAGTATAGGAGGCTTGGCTTTGGAACTGATTTATATAAAAGCTTGCAAGATGAAACTTCAGAATATGTGTATTCACGTGGATGGCAACAAAATCCAAAAACTGCAGGAAAAGTTTGGGATAGTCTTGTAAAAAGTGGTGCAGCAGAAATGATTCCTGAAGGGCAACAACCTATATATTATTTAAAGAAAGCTGGTATTAATTTGAAAGAATTACTAAAACAATGATTAAACTTATCGTACTTTCCGTACTGCTTAATGCAGAAGAGATGCATGCTATGCCTCCAGAGGATACGAAAATAGAAGCACGTAGACGTGGTGGTAAAGGAGATAAGAAACGTAGAAGAGGTGGCAATGGATTACGGTAAGGCAAAGAGCGTCAAAGATATTATGTCAGAGATGCTAGCCGAATGGTTATTTAAAGATTTTGGAATTTTAATAGACGAACCTTCAGAAAAGGAAATAGCTGAGACCTTAGAAGAGCATAAGAAGGAAGTGCTTGATGATGGGGTTAACAAGAGATGATATGTTCCAAATAACACGTATAACAAACTTACTAGTTGGACTATTGAATATATATCTATATAGTATAGGTGGTGGGTATCATTTGTTGGGATTGGCTATGCTCAATATAGCAGCATGGTCTTTTACTAGGGGAGTACATAAATGAATTGTGTTATGGAACTTAATATTAGGACTAGTATTTTTAGGAGCTAATCGGTATGGTGTATACATCACAGATGAGTGTCCGCAGGAGGGGTACAGCTGCCCAAAAATATGTGACGTGGATCACAAACATCTACCATTAAAGGAGTGTAAGAATGGCAAAACAGAACAAGAAAGTAGACCAGATTCGACAATTGTACAATCTGGCAGACAGTTCAACGAGGAGACAGTGGCAACAAATAAATCAAAAAGGATATGAGTTTGCTCACGATGAACAGTTAGCAAGTGATGAAAAGGATTCTTTGGAAGAACAGGGAATGCCTACATTCACAATTAATCGGATACTCCCAGTTGTTGAGATGCTTAACTTCTATGCTACAGCTAATAATCCCAGATGGCAAGCTATTGGAGTGGAAGGTAGTGATTCAGATGTGGCAGCAGTTCTATCTGATCTTGCTGATTATGTTTGGCATAATTCTAATGGCTCTACGCTTTATACTAATGCTATAAATGATTCAATAACTAAGGGTATAGGATATCTGCTTGTTACTATAGATAAAGATGCTGATAATGGTATGGGTGAGGTAGTTATACAACAACCAGAGCCTTTTGATATTTTTATAGATCCTAAGTCAAGGGATATGCTCTTTCGTGATGCAGCTTTTATTATGATTCGTAAAGTATTACCTAAGAATCATCTAATGAAAATATTTCCTGAATATAAGCGTAAGATAGCTAATTCAAATAGTGATGACCAATCTCAAACTACATATTCAATACGATCTTTAGATAGAGAACAAAAGTTATTTACCTATAATGATGATGTAGATTCTGATTTAGCTGTAACTGCTAAGGGAGAAATAGATCAATTAGCTGAGTTCTTTGAGGTATATGAGAAGATTAAGATTTCTTATATAAATCTATTCTATCGTATACCGCCTGATCCAGAACAGTTAAAAGCTATAAAACAGCAGGCTGATGTACAGATGAAAGAAATGCAAGTTGAAATGGAAGTCCAGTTGTTAGAGCAAGAAAGACAAATGCAAGAGGCAGTACAAACTGGTGAAATGCTTCCAGAGAGATATGAACTTGAAATGCAGAAAGCTCAGGATATGATGATGCAGCAATTACAAGTAGCTGAACAGGAAATTATGAGTCAACTTCAAGCAGAAGCATCTAAGATTGAAAATAAAGTTGTTACTGAAAAAGAATTTAATATTCTTATGAAAGATCCTCAAATAGCAAAGAATGTAGTAGATCAGGTACAGTTTTATTCTACTCGTGTAAAGCAGACTTGCATATCAGGTGATAAACTTTTATATGAGCAGATTCTACCTGATACTATTACAGAATATCCATTAGTCCCTTTTCATTATAAATGGACAGGTACTCCATATCCAATATCAGCTGTATCACCACTTATTGGTAAGCAGCAGGAAATAAATAAAGCACATCAGATTATGGTGCATAATGCTTCATTAGGTTCTAGTTTAAGATGGATGTATGAAGAAGGTTCTATTGATGCTGAGATATGGGAAAAGTATTCTTCTAGCCCTGGGGCTTTACTTCCAATTAGACCTGGTGTAGAAAGGCCTACTCCAGTAATTCCAGCACCTCTTGCAAGTGCTTTCTTCCAGATAGTTCAAGAAGGTAAGGGCGATATGGAGTATTTAGCTGGTATATATAGCTCTATGATGGGAGATAGTTCCCAAGCAGGAGAGACCTATCGTGGTATGTTGGCTTTAGATGAATATGGTACTAGACGTATTAAGCAATGGATGAGTACTTCCATTGAACCTGCTTTACGTCAATTAGGGAATATGGTACTTCAGTTTTCACAATCTACATATTCAGCCTATAAACGCTTTAGATTGATCCAACCTTCTGCTATTCAAGAAGGGAGAGATCAGGAAGTTAATATTCCTATTTATAATGATATGGGAGAAGCTATAGGTAAATCAATGGATATAGCTACAGTTAAATATGATGTCCGTATTATTCAGGGCTCTACTCTGCCAATTAATAGGTGGGCATATTTAGAAGAATTGAAACAACTAATGCAACTTGGCGTAATAGATGATATAGCCGTGCTTGCTGAAACTGATTTAAAGAATAAGGAGAATATTGTAAAAAGGAAATCATTATATGCACAGTTGTCGGGGCAAGTTGAACAGCTTAGTGAGGCGGTCAAGGATAAGGAGGGCACGATTGAAACCCTTGAAAGACAATTGGTGCAAGCTGGTATTAAACAAAAAGTTATGCAGGCCGATGTTGAGATTAATAAAAAGAAAGAAGAAGTAAAATCTCAGATGGGTAAACAGTATGTTGAAACAGAAGGAAAACAAAAATTATTACGGAATGTAATGTCCAACAATGTAGAGTCTCAGAAGCAACAAGCAGGCAATATGTTACAGTCCGTAAAAAATAGTTTGGAAAGTGAATCCAAAGAATAGTATGTTACGCACATTGACCAACTTAAAAAGGAGATAATATGGCAGAAGAACAAGGTAACCCTGAGATAGGTATGCAAGCAGATTCATTTGAAGCTGCAGAAGCACAGACCGATACAGGCTCCTCTGATTTTTTCGACCAACTCGAAAATGAAGTTAATGGTGGGATCATAGATAACACTGAGGTAACCCAAAATCAAACAAGTGGCTCCGAACAGGTAACCCACGTACAACACGATGATGGCTCCGATAACGTGGTACAGTCTTCAAATGACAGCACAGACTGGAAAAAGAGATACGAAGATAGTAGTAGAGAAGCTGTCCGCTTATCAGATCAGTATAGAGAGGTTGAACCTTTCGTACCAGTTCTGCAAGCGATGAAGAACGATAGTGGATTAGTAGATCATGTTAGGAACTATTTGGTGAATGGTGGCCAACCAGAAAAATCAATTCAAGATCATCTTGGTCTCGAAGAAGATTTTATGTTTGATCAGCAGGAAGCAATGACAGATCCGGATTCTGATAGTGCTAAACTAATGAATGCTCATGTAGACAGGATGGTGCAAGGTAGGGTTGGACAGATGATCCAAGCTGAAAAGCAAAGGGCTCAACAAGTTCAACAAGCCAATGCCAGAGTGACTGAAGAGCAGGCATTTAGAGAAAGAAATAGTATGTCAGATAAAGATTTTGAAGCATTCAAAGCTAAGGCTCAGGAGCATGTGATGACATTAGATGATGTTAATTACTTGTTAAACCGGAACCAGAACAATGATAATGTTGCAAATTCTGTAAAGAAGGATATGTTAACCCAAATGAAAAATGTCCGAAATATGCCTACATCCGCATCGGGAGCAAACAATCAGGATCCAGGAAGATCAGAGTCAGACGAAGTGTTTGATGCGATAAAGGGTCTTGATGACGGTGTTGATAACCTGTTTGGTTAGGCTTATATAAAATTTATTAGTCTGTCCAAACTTAATCCTAATTAAGGAGATAGACAAATGGCGGATATTCTTAATGTAACCGGGAGTAATTATACCTCTGGTTCCATAGAGAGAGGTGAATCCTCAGTCCAGCTTAATACAGGTGCTTTACGCAGAAAGTATAACTTTGGCGATAAAGTATCTGAATTGGCTTTGGCTCAGGATCCATTCTTTCGATTCGTAAGTATGGTTTCTAAGAAACCGACCGATGATCCTTCTTTTAAGTTTACAGAGAAACGATCATCTTACACCAAAAGATATGCATATTTAGCTGATTATAATACTAGTGCAGCTGCAGTCCCAGCAACAACTGTGGGAAGTGCTTCACCGAATCCAGCAGCTGGAAATACATGGTCTTTTGGTTTCTTTACCGATTATGATAATAACGGTAACAATCAAAACATCTATGGGCAAACACATACCTACGCTGAAGGCGTTGAAGGCACACAGCCTCAATTCTTCATTCCAGGTCAAATTGTTAAAATACCTGTAGGTGCAGCAGGAGCTGATAATGATCAATCTTCTGATTTAGCTGACTATACTTTATGGAAAGTTAATTCTGTAGATCTTGATACTCAAGGTGTAAACTCTACATCTAGTGCAACAGTTAATAAAGCTATTGTTAATGCTACGTGTGTAAAAGCACCTGCTACAAGTAACTTTATGAATGCAACAGAAACAGGCGGTGCAGTAACTGATAGTTCTGCTAACTTAGGTTATGCAGCTACACCAGCTGGTATAACTACTTCCACAGAAACTCTTGAAGCATTTAAATGTTATGTAGTTGGTACTGCTTTTGCTGCAGGTTCTGGTTATCCAGAATCTTGGCAAGATCAGCCATATAGTACAGGACATGGTCAAACTCAGATCTTTAAAACATCATGTGTTATGAATAATACTGATCGTGCTACTGTACTAAAGTATGAAGGTAATGAATGGGCACGTATCTGGAAAGAGAAGCTCATTGAACATAAATGGGATGTTGAAAATGCAATGCTTTTTGGTAATCAAAGTTCTACTTACAATACCACTGAAGGTGCAGTAAACTTTATTTCTACTTATGGTAATGCTTTCAGTCTTAACTTAGCAACCAAATCTCAAGATTCATTTCTTGATGATATGTCTGCTTTGTTAGATCCACGATATAATAATGCTACTTCAACTGTATTCTTCTGTTCTACAGCAGTTTACAATTGGATGCATAAATTATCTGGATACTTTGCAAATAACATTGGCATGGTAGTTCCTAATTCAGGAAATACTACCCCAACTCCAGCAGTAGGACGTGATAATGGAAATGGTGGTGCCAACTTTGCAGTAAGTGGCAAAAAGAAAGTATTTGGTGTTGATATTACAACAATCTCAACTGTATATGGTGACATGAATGTTGCACGTAATGTGCATCTTGATGGAACTAATATTAAGATGTTGGGTATTAACATGAAATATTGTGCTTATCGTCCATTGGTTGGAAATGGCATTAACAGAGATACCGGAATCTACGTGGGAGTTCAAACTTTAGAGAACTCCGGAGTCGACCGTAGAGTGGATCAAATACTAACAGAAGCGGGGATGGAATGGTCTTGTCCTGAAACCCACGCTATCTGGACATAAGGAGGTTTATTATGGCGAATCCTTTATATGGACAAAATAAGGCAGATAATGCTATTGATGAGGCGGCTAATGATAGAAAGCAGATTTATCGCTTTGGAACTCCACCAATTATTATCGACTACGAGCATGCAACTGCTCAGTTAGTAGACGGTACTGCTGGTGACAGAACTATACATTCTTATGCTGATGGATTGAATATGACATTCTATCCTATTGTAGGTCAGGCTATAGATGCTCCTGTTCCTGCAACAACTGGCATGAATTATGCATATGACCAAGTAGATGATGATGGTTTTCAGTTGGTTATGAGTGATAGTGTTGCTAAAGGTCGAGAAGGTATCGACCGATTCACAGTTGGAAACCAAGCATTTAGTGCTGAACTAGAGTTTAGTATTGGTGATGTTACTGGTAGTGATGATACATTCTTTGGCTTTGCTAAAGTAGATGTGCATAGAGCTGCTATTGACGATTGTGATGAAATGGCTGGATTTAATATCATTGGTGGTGTAGTTAACACTGAAACTATTATTAATAATGCTGCTACTGTTACTACTGATACTACTTTAGATGATTGGGCTGATGGTGAAGTTCATAGTTTAAAAGTATTAGTTAGTAAAGCTGGTGCTGTTACCTATGAGTATGATGGTGCTACTCCAACTGTAACTGTTGCATATAGCTTTGATGCAGGAGAGGTTGTTACACCAACCCTGTATGTACTTCAGAATAGTGATCTTAATGATTCATGTATACTGAGAAAGCTAACTATTACATCTGATAATGGTTCAATGGAAGCATAGTAACTAGTTAACAACTAAAATATACCTGCCCCCTCTACTGAGATATGGGGTCTCTTCTAGAGGGGGTGGGTACCTTAGTAAAAGGATATAAGAATGGCCTTTATAGACCAAGTACAAGATTTAACCTCGCTCACTATTTCCGATAATGATGAGCTTTCCCAATTTTTAAAAGACGGTGTATTAGATGTTACTAATAGGTGGCTTGCTATTAGACCTCAAGATATAGAATTGTTTGGTAGGGAAAGTAGTGAAACAACATCTAATGCGTCTTTAAATTTAAATAGTGCAAGAATTATTAGTGTAATAAGAGAAGATGGAACAAATAATCAGTGGAGAAATTGTAGAAAAATATCTCCTGCACTTCAATATGATGTGACAGATGTGGATAGTTTAAATTATGCATCTAAAATAAATCCTGCTTATATGATAGGAGATGCTGGAAAGATTAGTGTATTCCCTACTCCAGGAGCTGATCCTAATGCTTTTAAAGCTTATTATGTTAATAAAGATCCAGTGAATAGTTCTGGTAGTGCATTAATTCACAGTCATGATGATATACTATATTTTCCAATAGATAAAGTTTATTTAGTAGTTATGTATGCAGGTATGAAATCTTTACATGCTGCAATGGGAGCTACAACAATTACAGATTTAACAGTAACTGTAGTTCCCCCAGACGTTCCTCTGTTAGCCTCTACAAGTCTTTCTTTCTCTCAAGCTGCACCTACATATACATCTCCAACTACAACTATAAGTGGTACTGCATGGGCAACTGCCTATCCAGATCAATATAGTGCTATAACTACTGCATGGACAGCTATTAATACAGAGTTAGATGAAACACAAGCGATATGTGATCTTATAAATACGCAAACAGATAGTGCAGTAACAGAACTTGCTGAATCTGCTACTCAAGTTGATGCAAGTATAGATACTGCTTTAGCAGCTATATTAACTGCAGTTGGGAGAGTTGATACAGCCGTTCAACTAGCAAATGCACAATTTGATAGTGCGGTAACGCAAACAGCAGCTGAAGATGTTGAACTTGCAACATCTTATACTTCTGCTGGTCAGGGATTTTTAGGTGAGGCACAGGGATCACTAGGAGAAGCACAAGGGTATGTTAATGAAGTTAATAGTAGAATTGCACAAGTTGGAGGCTATGGAACTGTTGCTTCTGGATATATAAATGCTGCTAATGCTTTTGCAAATGAACTTAAATCTAAAATAAGTATAGCACAGGGATATGCTACTGAGGTTCAATCAAGATTAAGTAATGTACAACCTAAAGTTTCAGAATATCAAATAAAAGTTCAAGATGCTTTAAATGAGTTTAATGAGGCAAATGCTGCATATCAAGCTCAGTTACAAGTTTCAATCCAGAATGCTCAACTGGAAAATCAAGATGAACAATTCAAGATTCAAAAATATCAGGCAGAGTATGCTGGCTATACTGCTGAAGTTAATGAACAGGTTCAAGCATACACACAAAATTTACAAGCTGATGGTATGGGCTATCAATGGTTACAAGGTCAATATGCAGCATTAAAGGCTGAATATGATGCAGCATTTATGATTGCAGCACCTAAACAACAGGCTCCAGCTAGAAGATAGTGGCAGAAAAGATAATATATAAGAATCATTGTACACCACAAGAGCAGGCTGACTTTACTACTGGTAATGATAGATATTATTTAGATAGTGATGTTGGTAGAAAGCTTACAGGTACATGTGAATCTAAAGCCACTACTACAGGCACTCTTGTTACAGGTACATATTCGGGAAGTATAGATGTAACTGCATCTGCTCAAGCTAAATTTATTTATGTTAAAAATACAGATACTACTGGCAGTGATTATTTATTATTAAATATAGGTAGTATGGGAGCATTAATCAAACTTATGCCAGAAGAATCTTTTGCAAGCGATGTTGGATCAACTGCATCAGACACTACTACAGTTGTTATTACAGGATCTGGAACTCCAACTTATGAATATATACATGGTACATAATGCCAAATAGAAGAGCAATATTTAGTTCATATGTAATACCGAGAGAAAGCACTGATCTTGAAGAAGGTGTAACTAAATGGACTATAGATGGAGCTATAAATAAAACTTTAGGCAGTAAGTCTACTGCTACCTTAACTGGATCTCAATGGGGTGAAGGATGGTCTTCTTTCCAACATCCAGAGCAATACTGGGAAGACTGTGGAAGTGATTGGGAAGATATGGGAGAAGCATATAATGGAGTATTGACTATAAGTGCAGCTACATCTTTAAATGTAGATTCTGCATCTGCTTCTACAGCAGTAATATTTTTATATGTAAAGAATTTAGGAACAGCTTCTAATCAAGGCTTAAAACTAAGTCTAGATGGAAGTAATTATAAGATTTATATACCTTCTCAGGGTAGTGTAAATATTAGAGGCGATGGTTCAACTTTACAAATGCAACATGTAAAGGTGGATGCGGCAGATCAGGATACATCTGTAGAATTTATAATAGCAAAATAATGCATTAGTAAGGATATCTGAAATGGCACTAACAACACCAACCAATGATTTAACAGGCAATACAATTGCCTCAACATACGATCAAATATTATTTATAGATGGAACTGCATTAACAAATAGTGCATTATTTGCTGTGGCTTGCCAGGATGGAGAGACTGCATTACATGTTGCAAATGACCAAATCCTCATCAAAGATTCATCTGGTACAGATATAGCAAGTTTATTTGAAGTACAAGATAAGGATGCAAATGTCATTCTATCTATAAATGGAACAAACAATAGAGTCGGTATTGGGACTGCATCACCAGGCACAGACTTACACATAGATGGAACTGCCACGACTCTCAAAATATCAAGTACTACTTATGGAATTATTACAATTAATACAGACTCAAATGATGATGGTTCAAGCGATGATGGTGTATTCCAAATAACAAATAGTTCATCAGGAACTGTTAAGGGCGAACTAAGATGGGATGAATCAGATGCTGCATTAGAACTTAGTGCTGCTGATCAGGGGGATCATTTATGTATTAAAGCAGATGGCAATGTCGGTATTGGGACTACTTCACCAGGTGCTAATTTGGATATAGCTACGTCAATAGATGACCCTGTAATACTTAGACTCCATTCTGATACTGGTGGAAGTGCAGGTACTGATGGTAATTGTCTCATTCAGTTTAGAAATGCATCTACCAACAAAGGGGCAATAGGGTGGGATGAATCTAGTAATACGGTGATATTAAATCATGGCACTGGGGTAGACAATGCTACTCCTGCTATAGCTATAGATACAAATAATAATGTCGGTATTGGGACTACTGCACCAATAATGTCAGGATTTTCCACAGGTTCAACAAAATTGGATTTATATGAGCCAGCAGCGAATACTCGTGCTATATTGTCAATAGGAGGTACAGGAACAACTAATGGTACTATTCTTGGCAGTTACTATGTTGTTAATAATGATAATGCTGATGCTACAAACCATGATGCAGATGGTAAGACTATATCTTCTATAGAAACTGCACTTATTACAAGCGATAGTAATGCTGGAGATGATAGTGGTGGAGAAATTAGAATTTTTACTAAGCCAGAAGCAGGAACTATAGCAAGAGCAATAACTATAGATTCTTCTCAAAATGTCGGTATTGGGGAGACTTCACCAACTGCTAAAATACATATAGTAGCTGATACAGATGCGGAAAGAGCTGTAAATATAATAGAGGCAGATTCTGGTTGTGATTCAAATAATATTATGATGAATTTGGACTATAGTGGAGATAACGATATTGATGATGCTGTATTTATCTATTTCCAAGATCAGGGTGGTAATATAGGAGAAATATCGGGGAATCTTAATACAACTACATATGCTACGAGTTCTGATTATAGGCTTAAAACGGATTATAAAGATATAGTAGATGCAACAGGAACTATTAACCAACTTAAACTATATGATTTTGCTTGGAAAAAGAACAGTAGTAAGAGAAGTATGGGAGTTATAGCACATGAAGCACAAGAAATTGTTCCCACTGCTATTACAGGTGTAAAAGATGCTATGACAACTAAAGAATATATTGACGATCATGGAGATAGGCAAACTAAGGATGTTATAAAAGCACAGCAGGCAGATTATTCAAAGTTTGTACCTTTACTATTAAAGTCAGTACAAGAATTATCAGCTAAGGTAACAGCCTTAGAAAACGCATAACCAAGGAGAGTAATGAGTAAAAAAACAACAGAAACAGTAGAAGAAGTTAAAACTAATAACGTAGCAGAGACTGTAGATACAGATGCTAAGGCTAAGGAAGCTATTAATACATTGCGTGTTCAACTACAAGAACATCTTAGACAAGTAGACCATCATCGTACAATGGCTACAAAAGCACAGGGAGCATTAGAAGTATTATTACAATTGCATCCCGAAGAAGAAAATAGAAGTAATGGAGAGGCTATTGAAAGTTAAAGAGATTATGGAAAGGGCAGGCACTAACCAAACAGGTCGTGCCATTGCTTATATTAAGGATGCTTTAGATGAGATGAATATTTTATCTGAAACGCATATTACTACTACACGTATAGATATCAATGCAAATCAACGATTTTATAACATTCCAAATGATTGTTTGAAGATACTTGATATTAGGTGTAAGAACCATAATAATGCAGAAAGTAAATATAGATCCATACCAAGATCTATATATGAACCTAAAATAGTGGACGAAGATGGCATTTAAAAAATATGGATATTATTTAAAGGGCAATAAGATTGCCGTTATTGAGCAATCTGATGCAACATCTAGTGGGAATTTAGCTGTGGCTCATTGTACCGTAGATCCTACTAATAATACTACTAAAGATACTTGTGAAGCTGCTGGTGGTCAATGGATTCCAAGTAGTTCTGGTAGTCTTAGTAGTTATTCAGAATATATGAGTCCTACTGAATCAGTTGCAGATGGACTGGAAATACAGTATGCTTATAGTCCAACATTTAATCTTCAATCTACAGGTACAGAAGGAACTGATTTTCATAGATTTGTAGGTTGGGGTTCTAATGGTACAGAACTTCTTTTATTTACATTTTCAGGATCATCTACTGTAGTGAATCTATCAAGTCTTTTTGCTGCTGATGATTGGATATATATTAGTGGATCAGGTAGATGGTCTGGATTACATCAAGTTAAATCTACTGGTGGTACAACAGGAATATTGACTTTAAAGACTAGATGTAATTTAAAGCCTTCAACTATTACTGTTACAGGTACTTTTGAGGCAGATGATGAAACTTTTATAGGAGATTCTAGTGCCCATATTGTAGATATAGAAACATTTAAAGATGTTCTGAATAGTAGAAGATCCAATCCCTATATATTTATAACTGATGCTGCTCATGGATCAAATTCTGGATTGTTCTCATTAACTACAAATGATACTTCAGGCAAGATTACTTTAAATAAAAAGATAAGTATAGATACAGATGGTGATTATACTAGCACTGCAGCATCTGCCGTAGATGGTGGGAGTGATGAAGTCACTATATATAATGCATTTTCTGAACAGATATCTGTTTATGAGGGTGTGGAAGTATTAAGTGGTGCATCAGCAGAAACATTTGAATTAGATATTAGTAGATATCAAGCTAATGCTGTAGTATACTATGTAAAGGCTAAATTAGCTGAAGATGGGGGAGATATGGAACAAAGAGAGTTCTTCCTCAGGGAATTTAAAAGACAACTTGAGAAGGGCGTTTCAGCCCTTAAAAGAGGCCCTTATATGGTACAGGGCTTTAAGGAAATGAGAAACTAACAATAAACAAGCCCATTCACGGACGGTCAGTCCTTAGGGCAAACTCAAAAGGAGATAAATAATGGCAATTAAAAATAAAGGTATATATTCATATACAGTCCAAGAAGCTACTAATCTTGCTCTTGGAAGAGTAATTAAAATCAATCCAACCCAAGTTGCTGCAGATGCAGCTGACAATGATGTAATTTTTGATTGGACAGAATTGGCTAATGCAAGTATAGCTAATGGTAGGGCAACTAAATTGGTAAGTGTTGGTATATTAGATTCTGATGATACTGTAGCCGATATTGAATTGGTATTTTGTAGAGGTGAAGGAGATACAGGGACAGCTCCAACAGCTGCTCAAGCACTTGGAACAGCAAATGATGTTGTTGCTATTACTGCAGCAGAAACTTTAGAAGTTGAAATTTGTGGAAGTGTGCCAATAACTAGAAGTGAAGGTGACTTGTTAACAGCTTTAGTCTTAACTAAAACTAATATTAATTTAATAATGCAACCTCAAAAAAATTCAACTAGCTTATATGTTGCTGGTATTTGGAGAGGTGCAGATCCAGCTACAACAGCTTCTGCTACTAGTATGAATTTATATTTTGGATTTGAAGGATAATCAATGAGACCATCTTTATTTGATCAATTATATTACAATATAGACCTTGGAACGTCTTCAAAGGCAGAAGCTCCTACTCAGCCGGCATTAACTCCGGCTCAGAGGACTCCTACTACTAATGAAGCTGGTCTTGGACAGCAAAAGGCTCCTAAAGAGTTTACTGGTATGAAGTTTACACATTCACTTATTAAACATTTAGATCAACTTTATAGTAAGATGCTTGCAGGTGAAGTTAAAGAGATAGCTTCAGAACCAGAGCATGATTCAAAACAGAAGATAATAGAGGGTCAAACTGGTGCTTTAGTTCTTAATGAGAAAGAGGCTTTTTATAATCCAGGTAATAGTGCAGTAACGGAAAGTATGTAATGCCGCATCCTAAAGTCAAGATAGCAGACAATTCTGGAAATGAAGTTGCTGTAACCAGTAACGCTTTAGATGTTAATATAGCTGGTGGTGCTTCAATTGATATTGGTGATGTAGATATACACCTTAGTGGAAATGTTCCTCTTCTTGGTAATGCTGGTAATGTAGCAGCTGGTGTTCTTCGTGTTACTCTTGCAGGTGATGACCCTGCGGTTGTTGACCTTGCAGCTATGGAAGCATTGCTTATTACCATAGATAGTGATACTAGTAGTATAAGAAGTAGTGCTAATACTCTTGCTGGTCAGTTAAAAACTATTGGTGATGATACATATAGTGAAGGTGTTGTTGGAGGTCGAGTGGCTGCTGTGGTTAGAAACGATACTCTCGCAGCCCTTGCAGGTACAGATAATGAATTTGCTCCACTTCAAGTAAATGCTGAGGGTGCATTATATACAACTGGAAATACGTTACAGAATGGGCTTCTTCATGGAGAGAATTTTACAGTAATGGGAGAATCTAAGACAATAGATGGTTCTGCTTTGCCAAATATTGTAGCAGAAGGGCGAAATGCAAGATTAGCTGTCTCAAGGTCTGGTATCGCATATGCATGTTTAACAGACCCTAATGGTGCTTCTGACCTTGGTACTACAATAACAACTCATTTAAGCGAGATAGAAGGAGCTGTTGAGACTATCGAGGGAGTTGTTAGTGGAAGCGAGATGCAGGTTGACGTTGTTGCATCTTTACCTGCTGGAACTAACGCAATTGGTAAACTCTCAGCAAATAGTGGGGTTGATATTGGAGATGTGGATGTAACGAGTATTGCAGCAGGTACTAATATAATAGGAAAGGTTAGCCATGATATTACTGGTCTTGCAAGTGATGATAATCCAACTGTTGGTACAAGTGCAGAAGCAATCACTACTGATGGTGCTGATGGTGCTGCTGCTTGTAAGCGTATGGATATTATGGCACATCCAAGTAATACTGGTGAGATATGGGTAGGTGATGCTGCTGTTACAGTAAATGGATTAAATGGTGGGATAAGACTTCTGCCTGGGGATGTTTATAGTATAGATATTGATAACACAGGCGATGTCTATGTTATAGCAACTGTTGATGGTGAAAATGTTAGTTATAATTATTTTACATAATGGCTAATTCAATTACAAGAGACCATCATAATCTTCGGAGAAATTTAAAGCTTAATGGTAACTACATCTCAAATGATGGTGGAGATGAGGGGATTAGTATCCAAGATGATGGAGATGTTATTATAAATGGAGATACGAAGTTATATCTAAATGATGCAGGGGGCGAATATCTTAATAGTGATGGCACAGATTTAACTATTGCTTCGGGTAATAATATAAATATTGATATTGATAAAAATCTTACTATTGATTCAGATGCAACTATAAATAATGCCCTAACAGTTAATTGTGATTCTATGGTAAATGCATCTGGTATTGAAGTTCAAATAGATGATAGTAAAACAAGTGCTTCTAGTGTAAAATTACTATATGCAGACTATAATAAATCTGGAGTAACTGCTAATGGGGATGCAAATCAATCAAAGGGTTTAGCTATAGAAATGACTGATACTGCAAATACAAATCATTCAGGTAGTAGTGTAAGAATGACTGGAGCACAAATAGATGTAGGTTCGGCAAGTGCAGTTGGAAGTATAACGCAAAAAGGTTTAGTCTTGAATGTAGCTGCTGATGGTACTGGTGATGCTGCTAATACTTTTGGTATTGAGATGGAAGTAATGGATGGTGGTACAGATATTAAAATGAAAAGTTCTGCTGATACTGGTGACTATTGTACTATAGCTACAACAGCAAATGGTGCAACTACAATAGCAACTGTAGATGATGATGGGGAAGGTGCTGATTTAACTCTGAATATAGATGGATATGTAGATATTAATAGTGCATCAGGTGAAGATATTACACTTGATTCTGGTGATGATATTATTTTAGATGCTGATGGAGATCAAGTGTCAATGAAATTTGGTGGTGCTACAGGACAGATAGATTTCTCAAATGAAAATAGTGGCGATGGTATTGTTAGGCAAATGATAGATGCAAAAGATTTGGTTATACAGCAGTTTGATGGCAATGAGGTAGCAAGATTTACAGATCGTGGTGATCTAAAGATAACTAATACTGTATATTTTGCTGCTGAAACTGCTAATACGATAGGAGATGGTGCAACTGGTGCTATTGATTGGAATGTTAGCCAAAAGCAAAAACTAACAATTACTGGAACAGGTATTACTGTAAACTTTACTAATCCTGCTGGAGTTTGTAATCTACTTTTGAAGGTTGTACAGGGAGATGGTAGTGATGTTGTTGGTACATGGGATAGTGATATATATTGGGCAGGGGGTTCTCCTCCTACACTTTCTACAGGAAATGGGGATGTAGATATATTGAGTTTTTATTGGGATGGTTCAAGGTATTATGGTATAGCAAGTTTGGATTTTTCATAATATGGCATTTAAAGATAATACATTAACATTTGAAGATAGTAAGATACTTACGGATGATGGTAGGGAAGTTATGATGAGTTGGGAAGCACCAATAATGGAGAAAAGTGCAGAATATATCTGTCAAAGCAAAGGAGATATTTTAGAGATAGGATTTGGAATGGGTATTTGTTCTGATTATATACAGGCTCAAGATGTTAATTCTCATACAATAGTTGAGATACATCCACAGATAATTGAGAAGCTAAAGATTTGGGCTTCTGATAAGGATAATGTTGTTATAGTTGAGGGTGATTGGAATAGTGTTGAACTTGGAACTTATGATGGAATATTATTAGATACATTTGGAGATTTAAATTTAAACAGTTTCAAATCATTTGCTTTGTCTAAAGCTAAACCAGGAGCAAAGATAACATATTGGAATAATGAAGAAAAAGAATATAATCCATATTCATTTGATTCTGTTAGTTATGATAGAATAAGTATTACACCAGTTGATAATTTATATACAGCTATGAAAGATAATTATTATATGCCAAAGGTAACAGCATAATGGCAACAGTTTATGCAACAACAGCAGATTCTTATGTTAGAAATTCATCTACTAATGCTTGGGCACAGGCACAGGGTGATGCAACTACAACTGGAACATTACACAATAATTCTGTTTCATCTAATGCTTTTGGAGTATATAATATTTATACAAGTGGTAGAGGTGGAAATTCATATATTTGTCAAAGAAGTTTTCTTCCGTTTGATTTATCAGGTGAAAGTGGCACAATAGATACAGTTTCTTTAAGTGTATATATGGATAATTTAGGCACATTAAGTCCAGTAAATGTAATAGCTATTGAAGCTACTGCTCTTGCAGGGTCAGCTGATGATTTTGGTAATGTATATTCATCAGGAACAACTTTTGGTACGACAATTTCATCAGCAACTACAGTATCAACGACAGCAGGATACCATACTTTTACTATACAATCAGCAGGTAAAACAGCTATACAAAACCAAATTGGTTCTGGAACTATAACTATTGCCATTATAGGTGATGCTTATGATAAAGGAGGTCTTGACCCTCCACTTGATGGTAGTTATGCAAAAATAAGAATTGATTATGCAAATGGTTCAAACGATGCTTATTTAACTATTACTTATGTGGCAGCAGATAATGCTACATTTTTTGGAGCAAACTTTTAACATGGAAGAAACACTTAAAACAACAGGAGCAGGAATGGGTGGATGGTGGCTATCAATTAGTGGATGGTTACCAGAAATAGTATCATTAAGTGTGGGAATCGCCACATTAGTGTATCTTATTATTAAGATAAGGAAGGAACTGAGAACAAAATAGGGAGAACAATATGCCTAAATCGGATAAGGGTGTTGTCAAAAGGGTAGTAGTAACGCCAGACAAACACTTTCCTTTACACGACCAAAAGGCTATAAACTGTGTCAAGCGAGCCATAGAGATAGTTAAACCAGATGCTTATGTAGATCTGGGAGATGTAGGGGAGTTTCATGCTTTTTCTGCTTGGAAGTTCAAGCGTATTAAGAAACCGCCATTGGAATACTTGATTGAAAGTTTTGATCAAGATGTAAAAGATGTTAATAAGGGGATGGATCAGATAGATGAATCATTGGATAAAGTTGGATGTAAAGAGAAGTATATTACAGAAGGTAACCATGATAACTGGCTTAATATGTCAGTTGAAATGTATCCATACCTACCACAGTATAAGTTTGCCAATGCAGTTAAGTTAAAAGATAGGGGGTATACATACTACCCATTCGGAAAATACCTAAAGATAGGTAAGCTCCGTTTTTATCATGGTCATCAATATGGTGGTCAATATCATGCAGCTAATCACTTGAGAAAGAAGGGCTGCAATATAATGTATGGGCATTGGCACGATTTACAGCAGCACTCTGTAACACATGAGGATGGCCCTAAATCTGCATGGAGTATAGGTTGTTTGAAGGATATGAAACCTAATGCTAATGAGTGGTTAGCTAATAGGGATGTTAATTGGAGTCATGCGTTTGCTATAGTAGACTTCTACAAAAAAGGGTTGTTTACAGTGCATATAGTACAAATAATAAATGGTAAGACTTCATTGTGGGGTGAATTAATTGAGGGTTAATGGAAACATTCGTAGAAATAATAGAACGTGTGGGAGTACCGGTAGCTATGTGTATGGCTTTCGGGTTCTTCATATGGAAGCAGAATCAGTTCATACAGAACGAACTTCAGAAGGAGATGAGGGAATCATTTGCTAGATTAGAAGGGATTGTAATCGGATTGATAAATGCTTTGAAGAAACACACTATAGATATAAAAGAATTGAAAGCGAGCTATACAGCTCTCGTCAATATAGTACAAAAACTATTTAAAAAATAAAAAGGAGATAGGAAATGGAATTGTTATCGGCTAATTGGGAATATATATTAATAGGTATTCTCTGTATAGACAAGTTAGTAGCATTAAGTCCTACAGAATGGGATGACCTCATTTGGACTTCAATTAAAAAGGCACTTTATAAAGTGGTTGGGAAATGATATGTTAAAAGCGTTATTGGCAAAAGCCATCAAAAAACATGGATTAAAAGGAATACTCATAAAAGTTGGAGATTTGGCCGTTAAGGTCACTAAATCCAAAAAGGATGATAAAGTATGGGAAGAGGTTAAAAAGGTCTTAAACAAGCTATAATGGCCGTAATTAGTACATACTACTTTAATTGGGAGAGGGACTACACTGCTCCTCCTTGGTTCTCTCGGCTCGCATGTTCAGACGGTTCGCTGACTGTTGTGTATAGCTCTCCCAATAATTTAGAGGAAGAAGATGCCTAAGCAGCTTTATAAGATAACACAGTTTCATGGAGGTTTGAATAGTAATTCAGATGCTAGAGATATAGCTGAGAATGAGTTGTCTGAAGCTACTGATGTAATGGTGGATGAGTTGGGTAAGATTAGGTTGATGGGTGGAGAAGCTACCCACGGTACTATTCAAGCTCAAAATGATAGTGAAATTAATCCTGGATATGGGTTATTTCAATTTAGTCATGATAGGATTGATGGCCATACGGCAAGTTCTGGGGTAGAAACTGGTGCTGATTATATGGTATTCTCTGACCCTGATACTCAAGGAACGGTAGATATCTATAGTAATGAAGATGATACGTGGGGTAGTCCTATAACTGGTATGACTAATAATAGCTCTGGTTTACGTAAAGATGTTTTCTATACTGTAGATGGAGCTTTAAGGGTATGCGATAGTGATTTTGGGAATAGTAATTCTAACAAGTGGTATGGGTATGTTGATAGAACACATTTTAGTGGCACTACACCTGGAGGATCTGCAGATGCTTATGATACATGGCATCTTGCTAATGCTGAGATAGCCGCTCCTACTAGGGGGATAGTAGGGCATCTGCTTGATACATCAGCTGCTGGTGATGCAAGTACAACATCTTTAACTGAAGGTGATGTATTTAATGCTGCCTGGTCAGCTGAGATAGTAGGGCATATAGTTTTAAATAGTACAACTGATGAAACTGTAGCTATTACTGGATATACGGATGCAGATACTGTAGTTACTGATGCAATAGCTAGTGGACAATGGGCTGGTGATATATTTTATGTTTTTCCTCCTGTTGGTACTGGATTTAATCTGCATGTTTCAGGTACTGGGTCTACAGGGAGTATACCTGCAGGTACTTATGAATTTGCAACAACTTTTATATACGATAAAGAACCTGGAGATATAACTGGAGGGGATCAAGAATCTTTACCTTTCATCTGTCCAGGAACGATAGCCGTTACTGCGAATCAATATCTGTCAATGAATATATGGGCAAATGCTCCTTATGATGCTAGAATAACAGGTGGCAGAGTATATACAAGAATAGAAAATAGCAATGATGAATGGCAGCAAGTTTCAGAAATAAGTTTAAAAAATGGTGCTAGGGCATCATCTACTCAAGCTTATATTGAAGGTTCGGAATGGGGGAATGTTGACCCTACAAATAATGTTACTACACTTTGCCTGGATGCTTCACATACCGTACTTTCTTTATCTCCTATTACTTATGAAATTAATGCTGGTATATCTCAAGGTGCTTCTTCTAATACAGCTAAATATAAAACTGCAGTTGTAGCTAATAGAATAGCCTATGTAGGTAATGTTCAATATGATGGTACTATTTATGGAGATGCTGTATTTAAGTCTCCTGTTAATAAGTTTGATGTATTTAGTAGTGATAGAAGACTTGAAGCAAGTATAAATGATGGAGATAGTATAGTTAAACTTGAAACTTATGCAGATAGACTTTTGATTTTTAAGAAGAATAAATTAGAGCTTTTGAATATTTCTCAAGAGATAGAATTTGTAGAAGATACTTTTATGCATAAGGGAGTATCTCATCCAGCTGCTACATGTAAGACTGACTTTGGAATAGCATGGGTTAATAAGCAAGGATGTTATCTATATGATGGACAGAAGGTAAATAACTTACTTGAGAAAGGTGGTAGGCAGATAATAAAAGAAAATGATTGGGATACATTTACTACTAATGAACCTATGATTGGCTATATTCCAAAGAAAAGACAGCTTCTCGTTGTAGATGATAATAGTACAACTGGTACTGGTAAGACATTTTTATATGATTTGGTAACACAATCCTGGGTTAAAGGAGCAGCTGCTACTATTACAAGTCAAGCTTTAACAAATTTTGTTACAGATTGGAATGGAGATCTAGTATATGCACATACTAGCGATACAGGCACTTTTGTTAAGTGGAGTGATTCTGCAGAAGCTAGTACGGCTGTAGATATAAAAACTAAAGATATAGACTTTGGACAGCCTGGACAGATTAAAAGAATATATAAATTTTATGTTACACATAGGGGTAGTGCTAGTGAAATTCAACTATCTTATGCAAAAGATGGAGATCAGGATACATATACTGAAGCTGGCTCTGAACTGCCAGTAACCTCTGCTGTAACTGATTGGGTTACTACAGCAATTACACCTACTGCATTTAGTTGTAATTCAGTACGTTTAAGACTATTTAGTGATGGAACTACACCAGCTAATTTTGAGATTAATGATATAACTATAGTCTTTAGGTTGAAGGGGCAGAGATAATGACAAGACAAGAAAGAATAGCTTTACATAAGAAGCAAGAAAGATTGCAAGTAAAATCTGGAGTACCGATAGTTTCTGCTTTGAAAGAAGGTGTTCCAGTATTAAGATCTACAGCTGAGGGTGTGGTAGAGTATGTCCGATATAATGGTGTTTTATATAAAAATGTATTGGATAAATCTGATGCAAAATTAGAGGCAAGTTTTGGAGATGATGGATATTTAATTATGCCTAATGGTTTTATTTTACAATGGGGTCAAGAGACCGCTACTAGTACAACTGAAACAGTAACGTTCCCAATTCCTTTTCCACATAGATGTTTAAATATTACCTGTACCGACTATGCTAGTGGCGATGATACTGGTATTACATCTGCAACTGGAATTAGCACTTTGCCAACTACAACTACAGTTATTTTTAGTTGCTATAATGCTGTAGACACTTTTTTTTGGCAAGCAATAGGACATTAAAGATTAGAGAGACAATAGCATGTTGTATAAAAATATATTAGAAAAAGGATAAGATTATGGGATATGGTAGAGCTTTATTACAAAGAGATGTAAGACAAGAGGAAGAAGCTTTCCAAAAAAAGGCTAAAAAGAAAAGTCTTTGGGGTTCTATTGGTAGAACTCTTGGTGGTTTAGCAGTAATGGGTTTAACTGGAGGTGCTGTAAATCCATTAACAGTTGGCCTTCTTACTGGAGGTGCTAGTTTTCTAGGTGGAGCTATTGGAGCTAAGGCTGCTGGGGGAAAGCTAACTGGGGGTAAATTCTTTCAGGCAGATAGAAAAAGTGCACAAAAGGAATTAGGTGCATTTGGTACTCAAAATCTAGTGTCTTCTCTTACATCTGGAATTACTGCTGGTATAGGACAGAAATTAAAACTTATGAAAGCAGGAGCACCAGAAGCTGCTAAATTATCTGAAGGATTTGGATTGGATTTTGAAGGGAGCATGGTAGGTAAAGGATTGGAAAAAAGAGCTATAGGTAAAGAGTTGGTTGGTTATGGTGAAGCTAGTATAGGCACAGGAGATGTTTCAAGAGGGAAATTTGCTCCCGGAGAAATGACTTCAAAAATATATGACGCAGATCCTTCTCTTGCTCCTACAGAGAACTTACAATATAGTGATCGCACAGTAACAGATACATATGGTAGTAGGGAAGGAGGTGAATATTTTTTTGAAGATACACCTAAAGTAAGTGCATGGGATAAGTTTAAAGACTTTGTTGATGTTAGCGATGTAGTAGAAGAGAGGGATTTAATGTCTCAGATAGAAAGTGTTCAAGGTAGTTCATTATCACAGTATGGCCCACATTCCGAATTTACTGCTAGGAATCAGGGATGGACTCCTCCCGGCATGGGCTATAAGAAACCTTTCAGTGTGCTTTCTAAAGAATTTCCTGGAAGACGTAAATCAGGATTATCAAATGTTATTAGGTAGGAGATAAATAATGGCTGGATATAGCAAAGGTATAGTAGATACACGTAAACTCAATAAGGATAGTAAAGCCAAGTTAGGTCGTGGTGGTGATACTAAAATACGTGAGGTAGATAATAGAGCATCTCATGTTAACGCTTTAGAAGCTTATCTTATTGATGTTAATGGTAAGGCAGGGGAAGAGTATGCTAAAAGAGTTGGTGCTGGTACTGTAAATCCTCTTACTGGTATGCCTGAGTATCAAACTGAGGGAGAGAAGATAGCTGTTTTGCATGGTGATGGCGAGGAGTTTTATGGATATTATACTTATACAGATGGCGAATGGGTTAAAACTGGTGGTGGTAGTGGTAGTGGAAGCGGTGCTGATGGCGATAAATGGTATCAAGGTTGGGATGATCCAAAACTACAGAACATAGACTTAGGGAGTAAAGACCCATACAGTTATGAAGGATTAAGTGATGTAACCGGGGAACAATTAAAAACATTTGATCCAAATCTTGGAGCTGATGATGTAAAATATTTTCAAGATATCTTTACTGATGTGCCTTTTGGATTTCTTGGAGAGCAACAAGATTTAACTATTAGAGGATTAGAAAGTACGTATGGAGCTACTATGGGTGCGTTGGGAAGTCAGCAAGAGGCTCTTAGTATGGATACAGGACGTGGACTTAGTCAAGCTACTCAAGATGCAGGACAGGCTATGCGTAAATCTAATATGGCTTTTAGTGGAACTGTTACTCAAGGGTTAGAAACACAGAAAAAACAATTATTTCAAGATTATGCAGCTGGTACAAAAGATATTGCACGACAAAGAGGAACTGCATTAGAAACATTAACTTTAGGTAAAGATACTGCAGGTTTAGACCTTAAAACAGGTACATATGCTGAGCAGAAAAGACAGATGGATGAGTATTGGGAGATGATTGGACTACGACAAGCAGCCGGATAGAATGAATATTTATAGAGGGTAATAATTATGGCAATAACAGTAGAAAGAAGTGCAATAGCAGATTTCTTGGATGATCTTCCTGGTCTGTTGATGCAATATAAGCAGATGCAATGGGCTATAGAAGAGAGAGCTTTAGAGAGGGAAGAACGTAAAGCTGCTGGTACACAGCAAATACTTCTCAAGGAGTATTATGATAAGAAGGCTGAAGTAAGAACAACCGAAAAGGTATTTGATCAATATGATAATCTAAGTCCTTCAGATGTATCTTCAAGTGGTGCTGGTGCTGAACTTCGTTCTATTGTAGATAAAGAACAGAATCTAGATATGAATGCTATTACTCAAAATTTAGATGCTTTAGGTATCTATCAATCTGAGTTAGAATCTAGTCTTGGAGAGTTAAGAGGTCAAGCTCAAACTTTAAGAGAAATGCAGATGGACTTTGCTGGTGCTAACAGAGTATTAGAGCCACATGAATATCAAGCTTTTCAAGAACATGCTTTACAAGCTTTAGAAGAAGGTGGTTTAGGATGGGATACTACTGCAGGTGCAGATGTAGAATATTATAAAACTGATCCTGAAGCTAGATTTGCTAGAGCTTTAAATGTAACTGAGAAGATGAAAGGTGATGAAGATACTGGAGCTAAAAGCAATTATGCTATAATTCAAAGTATGTATACTGTTGGAGAAGGTGAGGATGCAGGTGATCTTGTAGATAGATTAACTTATCAAGATGCTTCTGGTAAGGAAATAGAGCCTTCTGAAGAAGTTATAGCAGCTATACAAAGATTGGCATTACAACCTAATTATAATGAGTTTGTAGCTAATTTAAATGCTCTTCCAGCTGAATATGGTGGTGATGCAATTAGAACTGAGCTTATGACTAATCCTAATACTTCTACAATATTCGGCAATTTACAATCTAATGTTCAAGCAATTAATACATTAGAGAATGAGCTTGCAGGTATAAATGAACTTGATTCACAAACTAAATTAGGTCAATTTGTATCTGATATCTCAGGTGTAACTAATCAGCAAGCTTTATTTGGAATGTTTGATCAGGCTGTTCAGGGACTTGAACCAGAAGAACATGAACAATTCTTTAATGCTATGGAATTACAATCTGGTACTGATTTAGATAAATCTTATATGGAATATAAAGGATTCGCAGGTGGAGGAAATAATAATCTAGATAATGCTTTAAATCAATTAGCAATGACAAGTATGACTGGAGAAGAATTATTCCCTGGACAATTAGAAACTCAATACAGAGGCATGGAATATGAGACTGCCTATACTTATCCTGAATTATCTGAAGGTATAACTAAAGAAGAGCATATAAGGCATCAAATGAAATCTATTATAGGTACTCAAGTTGACTTAGATATAGAAATTTTTGGAAATGAATCTAGGATAGTAGATACCAAGCTTGATAAAGATGGAAGGATTATGGTTAAAGTTGATCCAGATGCAGATGCTTTAATAGGAGCTCATCCTTCAAGATGGAAGTATAAAGGTAAGCCTTTATATCTAGATGAGTTGAATATTGTAAGTCTAGGTAAAGCTCAAGAAGCAATGCCTACTGCATTTCAAGCAGGGCCTATTGGATATTATTGGGATCCAATGACAGAAGAGTATAGAATTAAAAGAAATCAATAGGAGCAGCAATGCCACTACCAAAAGAATACTACGATATACTAAAAACTGGAGATAAACCTTTTAATCCTCCAACTCAACCAAGTCCAACAGGTCTTTATTTTGGGCCAGAAGATGCTACAGAAGAAGCAGCTAGTGCTTGGGGCGGTGTAGGTGATTTCTTATGGAGTGCAGGCACTGGCTTTACTTCAGGTATGACTTGGGGTCTTACTGATCTAGCAGGAGTGACCGGTCAAGAACCTTGGGAAGAGATGACTGGTACTGAGAAGGCAGGTTGGATACTTGGTGAAGGTGCTTCATTCTTTGCTCCTTGGGGGCCATTTGGTTTGCTTGGTAAGGGTAGTAAGGCATTAGCTAAAGGTGCTAATAAGTTTGTTGGTAAAGCTGCAGGAGAAGCTGCTGAAACTGGTATAGCAAGACTTACTGGTGAGACAGGTAAGGCTGTAGCTAAGGCTATGGAGAAGGGTACCCAGTTCTCAGATGATGTAGTTGCTGGTTTAAATAAAGTAGCTAAAGATGATTTAGGTGTTCGTTGGATTAAGGATCTTAGTGCTACAGGTAAAGCTGCTTTAGATGCTAGTGATAACCTTACTATGGCTGGTACAAGGGCTGTACAGAAAGCATTTAAAGATGGTGGCATACCAGATATAGCAACTGCTGATGCAGCTAGAATAGCAGGAGAATTTGTTGAGAGTATTAAAGGTGGAACCTATGTAAATGATGTAGCTGAATGGGTTACTCGTGGACTAGCTGGTCGTATACCTGATACTGCTACTGGCTTTATGTCTAAGTATTTAGGTATGGTTGCACAAGATATGATGTTTATGGGTCTTCATGGATTAGGTTCAGGCAAGATAAAAGCTTTAGCTAATGGTGAAGATTTTGATGCTACAGGTGCTCTTAGTCATGCAGGTCTAATGTCTCTTGGCTTCCCACTTATTAGAAAGATACCTAATCTTGCTGGTATGGGTCAGGGTGGTATGGTTACTGCCTCTCAAGGTATTAAAGCATATATGAATCAATTTAAGAAGACTAACTATAAAGCTATACAAGAAATGCATGGTGATGATGTAGTTAAGAATATGCTTAAAGTTATGGTTCGTGGTGAGAAAAAGAATTTATGGAGTCGCAGTCAATTAGATGATGCTCATTGGAAAGCTGGTGGTAAAGTATATAAAAGTGCTGAAGAAATAGAAAGAGCTTTACCTAAAATGAAGATAGATGATACTATAACTCTTCTTAATAAAATGAATAAAACTGTTAATCAAGAGATAATGAAGAAGTGGGGGCCTGAATTTATACTTGATACAATAGGTTCAGTTCCAAGAATGGGTCTTGGTATATTAGCTATGAATCCTTGGGTTGTTAATAAAGATGCTTGGGGATCTATGGAAGGGCCTGAACTTGCATCACATTTATTTATGGCAGCTGTAATGACAAGAGGTAGAGGTGCTTGGGGCCATGCACAGCAGAGAGCTTATTTTGCAGACTTCACTCCATACCATGAAGCTTTAAATCTTCTAGGTGTTAATACTAAGAATGTTAAAGATATATTAAGGTTCCATGATGGTAAACATCCTTATGAGGGGATGGGGGTAGCTCTAGGTACTCATGAAGTTGGTGTAGAGATGGTAGATATATTCGATACAGCTTTAAAGACTGCAGAATCTAGACCTAATGCTAGAGATTTCAGTAATCCTGATCATGCTCTTGTAGTAGATATGGCTAACTTATATAATGTAATTAAGAAAAGTGCTGATCCAAATTTTAAACCTATTAAAGCTCAGACTTTAGATTCAAAAACTCTTAATACATTGGCACATAGATTGTCAGGTATTAAGTTTGCTGATGGCAATTCTATCGGAGAGATTGGATATGAAGGTTCTTTAGTTAGGCTTACTCTTGAGCCTGCTAAGCGTGGGCTTGAAGTATACAAACAAATGCTTTCAGAATTAGGAAGATTGGGATATGGTGTATCTGTTACTGAGGATGGTAGAGTTACTGGTACTCATATTATGTCTAATAAAGAAGGCAAACCTATTGATGATGCTAATACTTTTAATCGTGTATTAGATGCTTTAGCTGGTATAAATGAAGCTACTGTTAGATCTGGTATAGATGTAACATCTGAAGCTAGTAATTATGAGAGGATAGTTAAAAGGTCTGGACTGACTGAGCCTGAATTTAATCTTAGAACTCGTGAGATTATAGATCAACATATGGATGTCTTAGGTAGAGAGTATGGTGATAAGAATATATATAGAGATCCAGTTGAAAGTAATCCTATTTGGGAATTTTTCAAACAAGCCAAAGGAATTGAAGCTGCTGAGAGAGTATACAATATAGCCACAGGAAAGTTCCCTGCTGGCGATCCTACTGGCGATAAGATATTGACTGAGAATATGGATAGTTTATTCATGCTTACTGATAGAAAGTATGCAGCATCTATAGATCAATACAAAGGATTAATAAAAAATCTTATTAAAGATCCAAAGACTGATAAAGAGAAAGAAGCTAATGAAGTTATTGTAGAACATATTAATGATATGCGTCAGCTATTTAATATAAGAAAGAAAATATTAGGAGTTTCATCTAAAGATGTTAGCGAGAAAGGTTCTATTAGTGCTGAAGGATTATCAATTGTTCAGGGTAAATGGAAAGATATATTTGGAAGTCTACCTAGGGAATGGAAACAGAATTGGGATGCTCATACAAAACAATTATATATAGAAAGAGTATTTAAAGGTCGTGGATTTGACAGGAGAGCTGTAAATCTTATATCATTTATGTCAGAACATAACCTAGTTCTCCCTGATGCTGAGGGTAAGATTAATATGCCTTCTAAAAAAGCAATGATGGATGAACTTTCTGGAAGAAAGATGTCTAAGAAAGAACTTGATCAGTATGAAAGAGCTTTAGATACAATCAAGAAAGTACTAGGAGAGGATGTTGTAACTGAGATTGATTGGGCATTTACTGAGACTGGTAAACGTCAGTTAGAATCAGTAGATGTTAGAGATTATCTTAAAGCTGCTAAGATGCTTGGTAATGAAATGTATGCCGATCTACTTGTTAATACACAAGCTGTGCTTGGTGAAATTGCAGCAGTATCATCTGGTACTAGGCAGAGAGTGCATGAAATTTATAATAAAACAACAGATCTTCTTGATACATTAGATCCAGCTAGTGGTAAAAAGCCTGTAGCTGATCCTATAAAGGAGATTAATAATCTAAAAGAAGAGTTAATATCATTAGAAAGGGTTGCTAGAAATAAAGATAGTAAGGATGAATTAGGTCAGGCTATTGTACAATTGCATAAATTAATAGATGCTATTGATCCTGCTACACGTAAATTTAATATTTCTCCAAAGAAAACTCTAACTGAAACAGAACAATTATCTGGAGATGAGTTTGGAATACATGATGCTTTAACCAGACCTTTACAAACTACCATTGAAAAGATATTCAATAGAGAATATGAAGCTGTAAATAAATTGCAAGAATTAGTAGTCAAGCTTGAGAATCTTTCCTCACTAGGTAAGGCTGGTCTTGGTTTAGATAAGTCAGATACAATGAGAATTATTGAAGATATGTCAAGACAGTGGCATGAAATATATAAAAATAAAACTGGCGATCATACTAAAGTATTATCAGAACTTATTGCTGATGTTAATAAGAAAGGTTTCTTTGGAGATGCTTTAACCTTGCTAGAAAGTGTTGACGCTAGGATTAACCGTGAAGTAATTCTTAAAAATGAACATAGTCCACTCAATGAAGATGGTGTGCGTATGTCTGAAGCTTTAGAGAATGCTTATAAAACTCATGAACATCACAGGTCTGTAACTGAAATCTTAAAAGATTATGGTCTTGTAGATAAGGATGGTAAGATAGATGAAAGCTTTAGAAATGCTGTAACTGCAAATCCTCGTAAGGCTTTACTTGATAATGTTAAGCCTAAAATATATGCTCAGACAGACAAATCTATAACTCAAAAGGATCGTGAGTGGAGAAAGTTTAAAGAGAATGATGCTATAGAATTATTAACAAACATATATAATTCTAAGCCTATCAATAGAGTTAAGATACTTGGTATAACTAGAGATGGTAAGCAACGTGGTATTGTAGAATTTAATAATAATGCTCCACACATACAGCATCCTAATACTCAATACTTTTCAGACAAAGGATTTAAAGTACATTGGATAGATGATACTATGAGTGTTGATATTGGCATAGATGGTAAGCTTAGAAATGCTAGTATTGATTCCTTTAACAATCCAGATTTAATTCAGAAGTTTTTAAACGAAGCATTACGTACAGATAATATTAC